AACTGCGGCGGTAAAGGGTCCTATATTCTTAGTCATTTGATCATAGTTATAAATGGTTTTATCTGCGTACTCATTAAGTTCGGCGAATCCTTCTTTAATATCGAGCAGAGACGTTCCCTTACTTGCCGTATTCGTAAGGATTGTTTGTATAGAGTTGATTTTTGTTTCGTACTCTTGTAGACCACTCATGATGGGCTTTATAGTTAAAGCATTAAGCATTCGTTTAGCGGTATTAACTGCCGTATTTGCAATATTGACAAGCGCAGTAACACCCACAATACCCATCATTGAGAATCGATTAGATATAGCCTCAACACCTGAGGAGATTCCCGCAAGTGAGAAGTTTCTACCTACTTTATTTAAGTTTGTTAAACTTTTGGCGGATTTATCTAAATTAAGACCTTGTTTCAAGTTACCTAACGACTTAACAGTAGTTGATACGCCTTTTTCAAACTGACGATTATCAAATTGCATTTGGACAATCCGTCTATCAATACTCATATGTTTACTACCTCCTTCCATGCTTCATTTGCTATTGTTTCGAATATCGGTCGCATCGTCGGATTTATGTAATCAATACCGGTAACGTAACCGCCGTTCTTTGTGGCATGTCCATACTGTAATAGTACAGCAATTAGTACGCCCGAAACCTCGTTAGTGTTTGACCACTCGAGGAAATATGAAACCCCTTTCTTGCGCACGTTATATTCCCAGGAACTAGCGGTTAGTCCGGTATCTACGGGGGTGGCTAAAGCAAGGGCTAGGGTTCCTTCTTGACCGTACCTATGCAGTACTTCTAAAATATCGAAATCTACTGCATTTTCAAGAAACGCCTCAGTTTTTTTGAAAGACCCTTTCTGCTTTATCCTAATCCTCATACAGATCCCCCTATTTTTTAAGTGCTATATTTACTTGGTCTTGAACTGTCTTATAGTCATAACCTGCGGCAGCGAGTAATCGTTTACGTTCTTCACCATTATCCCATTTACCAGCAATAACTTCTTCAGCTGTACGTAGAATTTGGTTAACTCGTTGTTGAATCTGATTATAACGGTGTCCAGCTTTTGTCAGACGATGTCGTCTTTCATCACCGTTGCCCCAAGCACCCTTAAGTACAGCTCTAGCTACCATTTTAATACGTTCTTCACGCTTATTTGTATTATACGGATCCGTTACTTTTGGTTCTGGCATATAATTCATATCCACATTACCAATAATCCCCGGAACCTTACCGTTACTTGCGTATTGATGTATCGAACATGGGAAGTCAGCCCCTCCTGTCCAGTCAGCAAGCCAGTTAACCTACCCATTAAGTATTGTTTCATCGTACATGTTCTTACGATAGTCCTTGTTGAAATATACTCCCGCAGTATAACCTAACCGCTCTACTTCTTCGCAGAACGCTCTTGTATGTGCGATACATTCCTGCTTACCTATAGTGATGCCTTTTCTTTTAGCGTATCTAACCGAGTCGTATTCAAGATCAAAGAATACAAGCGTATCTTTATACAATCCGGCTTTCTCAAGTTGTTCGACACAAAACGTAGCTTCTTTTCTTGCAGCTTCGACGTTTAGTGCGTATGAGAAATGATACACACCAACAATTGGTAGTTCTACAGATATACATTGTGCCGCATACTGCATGAACCGAGCATCAAGGTGTTGAGAGTACCCGGTTCTTAAAATTACAAAATCAACAGCTTTTTTAACTTTATCAATATCGATAGACTTTTGCCATTTGGAAATGTCTATACCTTTTAACATTTAATATCACCCCTTAGTATTTAATTGTTTTCTACGTTGAGCATTAAGATCACGATTTCTAGCGTTCAGATCATTCTTACTTAGTTTCTTAGGTTTTTGATTTTTTACATTACATACATTGATTAATGTTAGTAATCGATTAAGATGCCATTTCTGACATTCCATCGGTACAGTCATCGCTATCATCCAATAATATATAATCTCAGCTGTTATTATTTCTTTATTCTTAGTTTTCTTCTCTTCTATGAATATGGTTGCGGTCATAGGAGCTTCAATATACTCGCTAACTTTACGCATATTCTTTTCGGTTATAAAATTATATGCTTCGGGTTTAACATTCTGTGTAAGCGTCATACAACGTATATAGTCGACAGATTCCTCATAAGTTTTTGCTTCGTTAGATAGGAATGGTCGGTTCCATTTTGATTCCCATTTGGCAAGCGAAACTAAAGAGTGTTCCAACTTTAACGTTTGCTCATTAGTTATGATAAACACGCTATTTACATCATCAAATTGTTCACCTTTGGGTATCGTTATGGTTAACATGATAAACCTATGTGTTTGGCGCAGTCATAGGTGGTTGAACCTTAGGTGTAATACCATTAACAAAGTCAGCAGCAGCTTTCGCGTCCGAAGCAAGCTCCATAAACAGTACACTGTATGCCTCTGTCTGTACAAAGTCATTACGAACTATATCATTCTTTATGAAACGTCTACCGTCTGACGATTTAACTCCATGCGCTTTTACGATTAGATCTTTGAAGATCTCTACGATCGCTTTATTGTCCTCAGCCGCTACTATCGCCTCTATGGCTTTTACTAGTCCGCCTTTTGTCGATAATTCCATCTCAGTTAATTCAGCTTTTGATAAGTTGAAGTAGAAATCCTCAGTACGTTCTCTATCGTCATAGTCGGTAAACGTGATTGTTTTTTTTAACATAATAATTTGCTCCTCTCAAGCGTCTAATAAAGTGTAAGTGAAAAGTTATAGAGTCCCCATTACGAAGACTCTATATCTTGTGTAGTTCTTATACTGCTTCTATAATAGCAACGATTTCGTCTGGAGTTGGTAATTCGGGATCTGTCGCTGCATCACCATAAAGTAATAATTCTATTTGTGCTAATTTAGCCGCATCTATAGTTCTTGAATCAATAACTAATGAAGCTGTTGGCTTATGACCTGTAACTGCGATTGGTGCAGTTGATATTTCCCAAGAGAAAGTGATAGCTTCTGGTGATTCATTGATTGTTTGGTACGCTTTTTCAGATGGAGCAGCTGTGGCACCATAGATAAGATGTAGTTTGTAACCGTGATCATCACCATCAACATCATTACCTACCTCTGTTCTATAGCATAAACCGAAAGTCTTTCTTGTTTGCTGACCAACAATGATTCCAACCGCCGGTGCAGCCGAACCATCACACTCTTCAAATTCTTCAGGATAAGTAAAAGCCTCAATTGTCGCGCCAAATTCTTCAATCGATAACATGTTAAGATACTTCATATTATCGGCATACATAGGATTCGGTTCAGCACCCGATGGACTTTCTGTAACAGCAGTTAACCCGTTCCATGCAACACCTAGTGGATACGCTCCAGCAGCATCTCTAGGATAAAGTACTCCCTTTTCTATACCGGTTTCATAAACACGTTCGCCGACTGCATCCCATACTAATATAGCCATTTATAATTCCTCCTTAATAATATAGGTTATAAACATCATGATTCAAATTACTAGTCGTAAAGTGCCGATCGAAACCACAAAGCGGTAACTCTGCAATGTCGTCGGGTATAAGACTGTCTGGATCACGATCTATAACGGTTATTTTATATTGTTTTTTTGCTATATACCTTATGTCATCCGCATATTTTACATCTTCGCCAATGCGAGAATATACTATAGCTGGATAACTCATCTTAACCGTTTCAGGGGGTTGGAAATATACTTCGCTGGACCCTAATATCGCCTCAAGAATTGCTTGAAGGTTAATCCGTGTCCCCATTATAAACACCCCCTATAGTTAGGATTAATCGAGGAGTTAATACCTCGATATTTGTGACTTTCCAGAACGCACCCATCCATTCAACAAATCGCATTGTATGGAAATGATTGTAAGCGAAAGGGTCAGCGAGAATACTAATTCTATTATTGATATTTAAATTCTCGTTAACCTTCTCACCTATTTCCCATTTTCGGGTGTTTTTTATAACATCCCCGAAGTACTGTCGCTTAGTTATAACCTCGGTCCATACTCCGGGAGAAGTTTCAGTAGTTATACCGTAGCCAACATTACCCCAAAACTTTCCCATTTTGAACCTCCTTTATTATTAACCAGCAGCTTGTGCTTTCTCGATAACAACAGCTGATCTGATCTTAGTAAGAGCACCAGAACAACGAGTTTCGATCAGGTATTTATGTTGGTTGAAGTCAATATCAAAATCATCAAACATAGATACTTGTCCACCTTTATCAGCACCTGAAGTATAATCTCTAAGATTAACCATAATACCAATAAGGTCGTGATCAGTACCGCCAACATCTCGATATACGTTCTCCATAACTTCAACCTCAACGATCTTCTTAACTCTAAGTTTCTTAGTTAATTCGTCGATTGTGCGGAATCGGTATTCCCCAGTTACGGTATTCTTAAGTAACAAGTAGTCTGTAACTTTATCAGCAGTTGTGTAGAAGTTAGGTGTACCACTACCCTTGTATTGTTTTCTTGCTCTAATGATAGCTTCAACTTCATCTAAAAGACTTACGTCGTCTGCTAGTTGTACTTTTGCAGTATAGATGGCATCATCAGTGTAGATAGGTCTAATTTTGCTTTCGTTGATTTTATCTGCATGATCAAACGCTCTACCATCACCAATAAGATATGCTCTAGCTCGTTCCTCATCAAGCATCAGACGCATTTCCATCTTTAACCACGAAACAACGTTTAAATCTGTGATGTCGATTATATCGTCACGATCCAATTTTTGTTTCTTGTAAATAGTTGTAGCCTCTGTAGTTCTCTTAAATAATGGGAATACTTCTTCGAACTTTTCGGCACCTGTAACGTAACCTTTAGCTCTGGCTTCATCGGCTGTGATGTCAGCATACATACTCTTGATTTTAGCAAACGGTGTCTTGTGAACTGCGGCTAATACGTCATTAACCCACTCTGCTCTTCGCTTATCAAATTCTGGCGCGCCACTTCTAGCAAGTTTAGCATCAGGAAATAACACATCGATGTTATCAAGGCCGTAAGTCCCAGCATGTAGTAACTCATCAAGAGTGGTAGAATTAGCTTCTGCATGCATTATAACAGCTTCTTTTAAAGATCCTGTTTTAGCAGCATTAATCATGATTGTTCCAAATTGTGCATGAGTCAGTGTCTTAGATTTTACTTCTTTCTTTTGGGTCTTATCAAATACATTCTTCTTCATTTCTTTCTTCCCCCCGATATGTTTTATTATTTTATTAATATCATCGTCAGCATCACCGTCGCCAGCAGCAAGGTTATCGTCAACTTCACCGACTGCATGTGCGATCATAGCATAAACAACATCTTTCTGCTCATCGTCAAGCGTGTCGAATACTTCTTTCATAGTCTT